CTAAGTAGCTGCTCGCGGCTCATTAGCAGTAGAGCTTTAGCTTGCTTGGCGTTATCGCCGAATATGGTGCTGAGTGATTTGATAGATGGTGAGCGTAATGGCATGGTAGTCCTTGATGTAAAAACCCTGGCGGGCGATAAAAGAGGGGCGAAATTCTTACCCTCTCACTATATAGGCATAACAGAATCGTGCCAAAGATTGTAAGTACTTGATTTATAAGACCCCTCCAAAACCCTAATGTGTTTACATACAGTTAATAAGTAACTGTACTATAGTTGGATAGAGCCAGTTCATGGAGCCAGATAGAGCCAGATGGTATGGCGATAATGGTGCATCCTTAATTCATTCATTGTGATTTAGTCCCAACCCTCTACAATTTATCTTGCCAGATTTATTTTACCCATACTAATTCACTCCGATGGATTTAGCGCGACCATGCAACAATGCTTGTGCTTAGTTAGTGCAGCAGACGAACAATGTACTTAGTTAGTGCAATGACCGAACAATGCCTGGTGTGAGTGAGTGATAGGGGGGGGTGGGGTACGGTGTGAGTGTGAGAAATTGTAGGAGCCTCCTCACGCTTGCTCTGAGGAAAAAAAGTCTTGATAGACCTTATCAAAGATTCACGCGAACTATGGCATCCACTGGGGGGAATCTCATTAGAGATGCAGCACCTTGTTTATCTAAGCTGACCTTGTTAGGCTCTACCTGTTGCACCCGTTCGCTCTTAGCTACTAGAATTGCTGATAGACTCGCTACGTTTATCTGGGTTGGTAAGCTGCCTGCCTTCCCAAGGGCTGGATGATGGCCCCGATTCATTATGGCACAGGTCTCCGAAAGGGTAAAGATGAGAAAGATGACTCTAGAGAGGTTCGCTAAGAATCCTCCTGCGGTGCTGCCTAAGACGGAATCACAGCGTATCAAAGAGCTAAAGGACATGATGATTAGCGCGTCTGGCAAAGATGTTGTCAGCAAGGTCATTGAGATTGCTCTTAACGATGAGCACCCTGGTCAGGTCACTGCGCTCAAGATGTGTATGGATAGAGCACTACCTGTGTCTATGTTTGAGAAGGACAAGGGCGCTAGGTCTGCTGTGACTATCAATATCACTGGCATTGGTGACGCTCCTATTGTCAACCGTGTTGGCGAGGAAGTTATCGATGTCTGACCTTAACTTTAGTCTGCTTCCCTGGCAGCGCGAGGTCTTTACTGACAAGTCGCGGTTTAAGGTTGTTGCTGCTGGCAGGCGGTGTGGAAAATCTCGTTTGGCAGCCACTGCACTTATCATTGAAGCACTACAATGTCCTGCGGGTTCAGCAGTCCTGTATGTGGCTCCAACGCAGGGACAGGCACGACAGATTATCTGGGATGTGTTGATGGAGATTGGCAGGGAAGTCATTGCTAACTCCCATGTGAACAACATGGACATCACCATGATAAACGGGGCTAAGATTTACGTCCGTGGTGCTGATAGACCCGATACCCTACGCGGTGTGAGCTTGACTTACGCTGTGCTTGACGAGGTTGCGGACATCAAGCCAGAAGCCTGGGAGCAAGTTATCCGCGCTTCTCGGTCTGACAAGAAGGGTCGCGCTATCTTCATTGGCACTCCCAAGGGGCGCAACTGGTTCTATGACCTTTTCAAGCTGGGCCAGAAAGAAGAGGATAATGATTGGAAGTCTTGGCACTTCACTACCAAGGACAATCCGCTGATTGACCCTGACGAGATTGAGTCTGCCAAGAAAACGCTGAGTACCTTTGCTTTCAAGCAGGAGTACCTAGCCTCCTTTGATAACGCTGGTAGCGATACCTTCAGAGATGAATGGATAAAGTATGGCATTGAACCTGAACACGGTAGTTACTTCATTGCAATCGACTTGGCTGGCTTTGAAGAAGTGGCTAAACAAGCTGCTAACGCGAAAAAGCGACTAGACGAGACCTCAATCTGCATCGTAAAGGTCACTGAAGACGGAAAATGGTTTGTCAAAGAGATTGACCACGGGCGGTGGGACATCCGTGAGACTGCTGCCAAAATCGTGATGAAGATGCGAGATTACCGCCCAATTAGTGTTGGAATTGAGCGAGGAGCGCTAAAAAACGCTGTTTTGCCGTATCTGTCGGATTTGATGCGGAAAAATAATGTATATTCCCACATAGTTGACCTGACCCACGGCAATCGGAAAAAGACGGACAGAATTATCTGGAGTCTCCAAGGACGTTTTGAACATGGGCGTATCATCCTGAATAAGGAAAAGGATTGGGATGTTTTCATCGACCAACTCCTGATGTTCCCAGCGCAAGGCGTACATGATGACTTGCCAGATAGTCTTGCATACATTGACCAACTAGCCGTAACATCCTACTATGAGCAGGATGAAGACGATGAAGAGTGGCAACCGATGGACATTGTGAGTGGCATTTAGAACAGGATAGGAAATGACAGCCGAGCCTTCTAAAACTTGTAAAAGCTGCGCTGAGGCAAAGCCGCTTTCGCTTTTTCATAAGCACAAGTTTATGGCAGACGGTCGTTTAAATTGGTGCAAAGTTTGTCATCAAAAAAAATGCGACGCTTATCGTATAGCAAATCCTGATTCTAGAAAAAAAGAGAGAGACAGTCTGCGCGAAAAGCATGGTTGCATGACAATGCAACAATACATTGAAAAAAGACAATTAAATGCAAAAGGTGTAAAGATTTCAAAATGCATGTATTCTCAAAAAAGAAGGCTAAAAACAGAACATGCAAAGCTGTCTGATTTTGATATTTTTGTAATTGAAGAAGCATATCGCCTTGCCAAAATGCGAAAAGCAATTACAAATTTTGATTGGCATGTTGACCACATTGTTCCTTTACATCATAAGGGAGCCTGTGGATTGCATAACGCTTACAATCTTCAAGTAGTGCCAGCTAAATGGAATTTAGCTAAAAGACATAGCAATATGGATAGCTACTTTGTTATTTCGGGAATATAGATGGCAAAACTTGACCAAAACGATTTCGATGAGCCGACTCCAGAAGACAAGGAGTTAGTCGCTTTTGTCACCGACCACTGTGACCGCTGGCGCGACTATCGTAATACCAACTTCCTTGATGACTACCTAGAGTACGAGCGTATCTTCCGTGGCGAGTGGGCTTCTGAAGACAAAACACGCGAGTCTGAGCGCAGCCGAATCGTGACTCCTGCTACCCAACAAGCAGTCGAGACACGCCATGCGGAAATCATGGAAGCCATCTTTGGTCAAGGCGAGTTCTTTGACATTGAGGATGACATTAAGGATGTAAACGGCACTCCACTTGATGTTGCTGCGCTCAAGGCGCAGATGATGGAAGACTTCAAGAAAGACAAAATCAGGAAATCTATCGACCAGATAGAACTGATGGCTGAAATCTATGGCACTGGCATCGGTGAAATTGTTGTCAGCATGGAAAAGGAGTTCACTCCTTCTACGCAGCCGATTCCAGGTCAGCCAGGGCAAGCTGCCATTGGTGTTATCGAAAAAGAGCGTGTTGGCGTAAAGATTGTTCCTGTCAATCCCAAGAACTTCTTGTTTGACCCAAATGGCACATCAGTCGATGACTGCATGGGCGTTGCCATTGAGAAATATGTATCCATACACAAAATCGTGCGTGGCATTGAGCGTGGAATCTACCGTAAGGTCAACATCACGCCGACTTACGACGATACAGACCTTGAACCTACTCAAGAGGTTGTGCAGTTTCAAGATGAAAAAGTGGTGCTGCTAACCTACTATGGTCTAGTTCCACGAGAGTACCTGAAGAAGGTAAACGAGGAAGTTGAAGTCCTTTTCCCTGAAGACTCTGTTGCCGAAGAATACCAAGATATGGTAGAGGCAATCGTAGTCATTGCGAACAATGGGATGCTGCTCAAAGCAGAAGAAAACCCATACATGATGAAAGACCGTCCTGTCTTGGCTTACCAAGATGACACGGTTCCGAATCGTCTGCTGGGTCGTGGCACTGTAGAAAAAGCATTCAATATGCAGAAAGCTATTGATGCTCAGGTTCGCAGCCACTTAGACTCGTTGGCACTAACCACATCACCCATGATTGCGGTGGACGCTACCCGTCTGCCCCGTGGAGCTAAGTTTGAAGTGAAGCCTGGAAAGGCATTCCTAACGAACGGCAACCCATCAGAGATTTTGATGCCGTTCAAGTTTGGCAATACGGATGGCAATAACCTAGCCACTGCCAAAGACTTTGAGCGTATGCTGCTGCAAAGCACTGGTACGCTGGATTCACAGGGAATGGTGTCTGCTGGTGCGCGTGACATGGGCCAAGGCGGTATGTCGATGGCTGTTGCGTCCATCATCAAGCGGTACAAGCGCACTTTGGTGAACTTCCAAGAGGATTTCCTCATCCCGTTCATCAACAAAGCGGCTTTCCGCTTTATGCAGTTCGACCCAGAGCGTTATCCCTCTGTGGACATGAGCTTTTTGCCAACTGCTACGCTGGGAATCATTGCCCGTGAGCATGAGCAGCAGCTGTTCATTGGCTTGCTACAGACTCTTGGCCCGAACACACCTGTCCTACCTATCATTTTGAAGGGCATCATCCAGAATTCCAGCCTGAGTAACCGCTTTGAGATGATTGCGGCCCTTGAGCAAATGAGTCAAGCTGACCCACAGGCACAGCAAATGGAGCAAATGAAGACTCAACTGGCTCTTCAGGCTGCTCAGGCACAGATTGCGGTTAATACGACCCAAGCAGAACAGAATCGTGCAGAGGCCAACAAGCTCAATACTGAAGCGCAGCTTATGCCGCAGGAATTGCAGGCAAAAGCACTGGCTGCTGCGACTAAGAACCTTCCTCAGCAGTCTGATGCAAACCAAGTTGAGTTCGATAAGCGGGTAAAAATTGCTGAATTGATGCTGAAAGAGGCGGACATCAAGAACAAGTCCAAAATTGTTGAGTTACAGATGCAGGATAAAAGCTCAAAAATGGAACAAGACTTCCTGAACCGCATCACTACGGAAATGCAGTAATGAATATTCTTGATGAAGTAAGCAAGATGTCTGCTGAAGAGCAGATGGCTATGGCTTCTGCCATACAAAAAGCTGCTTCTGACAGACTTCAGCAAAATCGCAGTGATAACCTTGGAAAAAGCGTAGAAGTTGTTGTTCAGGGTCTAAAAAAAATCAAATCTGACCTTGAGGTTCGTTTTGATGAGCTAAACAATGTAATGCAGACCAAGGTTGGCGCTATTGCCAAAGGCAGAGATGGCGAACCAGGGCGTGATGGAAAAGACGGGCAAGATGGACGCATTGGTGTTGATGGAGTCCAAGGCCCACCAGGGATTTCTGGGCAAGATGGAAAAGATGGTGAAAATGGCGTAAGTGTTGTTAATGCTTTTGTTGACTTTGACGGTGGTTTGACCATTGTTCTTAGTGATGGGCGTGAAATCAATGCTGGTGAAGTCATTCCGATGGATGTTGCAGAGAAGATTAAAGTCATCACCAATGGTGGCGGCACTTCTCAATCAGTACTTGACTCTATTGCCAGCCTGCAAACGCAAATAAATGCCCTAATCCCTAGTCAAACTGGCAATAATGGCAAATATTTAACGACAAACGGAACAGCGACTTCGTGGGCATCTATTTCCGCTGGAAGTGCATCTAGCCTTGTAACAACAAATTTTACAATTGAAGAGTCTGGTGGGAAATTGGTGTTTAAGTATGGTGCTACTACAATAGCGTCTATGTCATCCACTGGAGTCATCACTTCCGTTACAAATATCGTATCGAATGGGACACCTTAACAGGAACAATTATGGCAACTACCGTCACACTTAAACCGAATGCAATTGACATTTCTGGGTCAACGTCAGGCACTACCACATTGCAGGCCACTGCTGTTGCTGGCACTACAACCGTAACGCTGCCTGCTGCTACCGATACCCTGGTTGGCAAAGCAACTACCGACACGTTGACTAACAAGACTTTGACCAGCCCAGTGCTAGTTACTCCAGCACTTGGAACTCCAGCTTCTGGTGTAATGACTAATGTAACTTCAGTACCAGCAGCACAACTAACTGGCGCTCAGGCTATTCCTAAAAGCACCCTGCCAACAGGGTCTGTGCTGCAAGTTGTCAATGCAACCTATTCAACAACTGCAACTAATAGCACAACAACCTATGCTGATACGGGTTTATCCGTTGCGATAACACCAACAAGTGCGACAAGCAAAATTCTTGTTTTAGTTACTCAAGCAGGGTTAACTGCCGATACCGTTAATAGTGGAACAGTAGTTCAGCTACTTCGCGCATCAACATCTTTAGTTGTATTTGCATCATTTTATGGGTTTGGAACGGCTGGGTCTGTAATGGGTTCGTCTGCTGGCTATTTAGATTCACCAGCAACCACTTCTGCAACTACTTATAAAACTCAATTTAAAAGAGGAGCAGGGTCAGGCACCTCCTATGTCCAAGATAATAGTTCTACTTCAACAATTACTCTTATGGAGATTGCGGCATGAACAAGTATCAAGCAATTTACGCTGTCGCTCCTACGACTGCTGTTATCCGTGGCGATGAAGCTTTTGACGTTGACGGCAACCCTGTTCAGTACGACGAAGCAGCAGTTCAAGCCTACATTGATGCCAATGCATACAAGGAAAAACGCGCTGCTGAATACCCGTCTATTCCTGACCAGCTTGACTTGCTGTACCACGGCGGTATGGATGCATGGAAAACTGCCATCCAAGCCGTCAAAGATAAGTATCCAAAAGGATAAACAAATTGACCCCTGAACTTCAGAAATACTATGAGGATAGGTTCAACCTGTTCTCAATGGACGGTTGGAAAGATTTAATTGAAGATGTTGATAAAATTATTGCTTCAATAAACAACATTGCAACAGTTTCTGACGAAAAAGACCTACAATTCAAAAAAGGTGAGCTTTCAATTCTTACTTGGCTGAAAACCTTGAAAGAGGCCAGTGAGACTGCATACGAGGAATTGAATGAAAAGAATGTATGATTACGCCTGCAAATGCGGGCAAAAGTTTGAGAAATTTACCACTTATGAGACGGTAAATATCCAATGTGAGTGTGGTGAACTAGCTGTTCGCGCACTCTCTGCTCCAAAGTTTAGGTTGGAAGGATGGTCTGGAAGTTTCCCCTCTGCATATGGGAGATTTGCTAAAAGCCACACTGACAAGCTAAAATCTGAGCGCAAAACTAACGCACAAACATGAAAGTGTCGCGTTAATCTCCTACAACCGAAAGTACGGCAGGAAAAGGAAACGATATGTTGATTGACAAAGAAGATGAGACGCTTGGCGAGTTGGAAGTTGAAGAAACTAGACAACAACAGGTTAATGAACTTCCTGATAAATACAGGGACAAAAGTTTAGAAGACATTGTGAAGATGCACCAGGAGGCCGAAAGGCTCATTGGAAAGCAGGCACAAGAAGTTGGCGAAGTACGGAAACTTGCAGACGAGCTAATTAAGCAGAACCTTTCTTCTAAGCAGCAATATGTCAAAGAGGATGAGCCAGAAGTAGATTTCTTTGAGAATCCACAGAAGGCAGTTCAGAGGACGATTGATAGCCATCCTGATGTGGTAGCTGCTCGACAAGCAGGTATCGAATTCAAGAAGGCTCAGATTCAGCAGAAGTTATCGCAGGCACATCCTGATTTTGTGCAAGTTGCACAAGACCAGAACTTTGTGAATTGGGTGAAATCTTCACCTGTTCGCTTAGGGTTGTATGCGAAGGCAGATGGTGAATTTGATTTTGATTCGGCTAACGAACTGATTTCTACCTATAAAGAGTTGCGTGGCGTGAAGACTAAACAAGCCGAACAAGCTGGTCAAACAGCTAGGGCTACTAGCATGAAGGCTGCCGCAGTCGATACAGGTGGAACTGGAGAGAGTTCAAAGAAGGTTTACCGAAGGGCTGACCTGATTCGGCTGAAAATGACCGACCCATCTCGCTACGATGCGCTAAGTGATGAAATCATGCACGCATACGCAGAGGGACGGGTCAAGTAACTAACTTTTGATTTTGGAGTATTAACATGGCATTTCCTACCCCTGCGGTTACCACCACTACGGCGGCAACCTTTATCCCTGAAATTTGGTCTGATGAAATCGTTGCGGCCTACAAGAAAAATCTTGTTCTGGCTAATCTGGTTACAAAGATGAATTTCAAAGGCAAGAAAGGTGACACCGTTCACATTCCTGCGCCTTATCGTGGCACTGCCTCTGCTAAAGCAGCAAGCACAGCCGTTACCCTGATTGCAGCTACTGAGACTACCGTTGACGTTTCTATCAACAAGCACTATGAATATAGCCGCTTGATTGAGGACATCGTTGAAGCACAAGCTCTGAATAGCCTGCGCTCGTTCTATACCTCTGATGCTGGTTATGCTCTGGCGAAACAAATTGATAGCGATTTGGTTCAGCTTGGTCGTAACTTCAACGGCGGTAGTGCTGCAAGCGCTCGTTACACTGCTGCTTACATTGGTGGTGATGGCACTACCACTTTTGACTACACCGCCAATACCAACACTGGTAACGCCTCTGCTCTGACCGATGTGGCTATTCGCCGCACCATCCAGCGCCTGGACGATAACGATGTTCCTATGGATGGACGTTTCTTCATCATTCCTCCTTCTAGCCGTAATACGTTGATGGGCCTTGCCCGTTACACTGAGCAGGCTTTTGTTGGCAATGGTGACGCAATCCGTAATGGCGAAATTGGTCAACTGTACGGCATGGCTGTCTTTTCTACAAGCAACGCTGACTCTGCATCTGCTACCGCTGCGTTCCCCGCAAGCGGAACTGCAATTGCCCGTGTCTGCTTGATGGGTCACAAAGACGCTTTGGTCTTGGTTGAGCAAGTTGGTGTTCGCACTCAGACTCAGTATAAGCAAGAGTACCTTGCTACGTTGCTGACTGCCGATACGCTCTACGGCGTAAAAGCTCTGCGTGATAGCGCTACTGCAAACGAGCCTAACTCGTCCGCAGCATTTGCCCTGGTCGTACCAAGCTAATGGTAATCCCCCTGCCTAACGGTGGGGGGTTCTTTTTTTAGGAGTACAAATATGGCTGCTGCTACCGCTGTTGTTTTCCGCCGTGGAAATGACCAATTTCGTGGTATTTTTTCCGACACTTGGGCTGTTACAGCTACATTAGATTCTGCATCTGTTGCAGACCAAGGCGCTGGTACTGATACCGTTACCGTTCCAGGAGTTGTTCTTGGAGATATGGTTCTTGGTATGTCTGTTGCTGTAGATGAAGCAGGGCTTGTTCGCCGTGCTTATGTCTCTGCTGCTAACACCGTTACCATTGCTACTACCAACACAACTGGTGGTGCTGTAAACCTTGCCTCAACTACGGTTGATTTGGTTATTGCACGGATGGTGTAAAGATAGGGGGGCTTGCTCCCCTTTCTTGTTTTAAGGATTTTTATGGCTCAGTTCAAGTGTTTGGTAAGTGGTAATTTTGTCAACTTCAATACGCAATACGACATTGAAGTTATGATGAAGCATCCTGAATACGAACTGGTTAAAGAAGAGTCCTCAAAACAAGAAGATGTTAAAAAATCTGTAGGCCGTCCTAAAAAGGTGCAAGAGCATGACCGAGATTAGTCCAAGAGAATTTGGCAAGCTAGAAGCTCAGGTAGAGGCTCTACAAGAGCAAGTCTCTCAGTTATCTAAAGATGTGAAAACATTGCTTGAGATGGCGAACCAAAGTAAAGGTGGCCTCTGGGTTGGAATGTCAATAGCATCTGCTATCGGTGGTGCTATCACCTTCTTTGCCACTAAGATACTGCGATGAAAGAAGGTCTACTCTCTGGCGTGACTTGCCCTGTTGCTACACAGGGCATCTCTATTAACCTGAAAAACAGGAACCATGCCTTCAAAGAGTACGGCTATGGCCCTCCTAATCCCAATGAGGCAAATGATGCGTTTTGGCTAAAGAAAGCCAAGATGTATAACGCGCCTACTGCAACCATCAAAGGTATGCGTTGCGGCAACTGTGCTGCATTCATCCAGACTCCCAAGATGATGGCTTGCATCACGCACGGTCCTGAGAAGGATGAAGAAGGCTTGTCGTATGACCAGCAATTCATAAAAGCAGCAGACCTTGGATACTGCGATTTATTCCAATTCACTTGTGCAGCGGCCCGTACTTGTGATGCATGGAAATCTGGTGGGCCAATTACTAAGGACAGAACATGATGTACGGAAAATCATCTAAACCAGCAGCAAAATCTGCCGCTAAGAAAAAGGCTATGCCACTGACCATCATGGTCGCAGTTGGTAAGCCTAAAATGTCTTTGCCTATTCGCGGTCAGCGCACGGCTACTAACATGATGAAAAAATCAGGTCGAGGTAAATAATGGCATCTTTGGCAACACCCGTCACTCTTTTAAGCGCAGTAGGCGCTACTGGCGCATCTCCAGCAGTTCAAGTTGATGCTGGAAATCCCGCATTTTTGCAAGTTTCAGGCATTACATCAGCTACTGTTGCATTGCAAGGTAGTCTTGATGGTACAAACTGGGCAACTATTGGAACTGCATTGACTGCTAACGGCATCGTTACTGTACAAAATGCTCCAACTTATTTGCGCGCAAATTGCACTGTTTATGTAACAGGCACAATCACCGCCAAGATTCTGTACTAAGGATTAGCCATGAAAAAGCCCACAATGGCCCAAAAAAAGGTCAGCAAGGTAATGAAAGAATACGGTAAAGGTGAACTTCACTCTGGCTCTAAAAAAGGCCCATTGGTGAAGTCGCAGAAGCAGGCCATTGCTATTGCATTGTCTGAGGCTGGTAAATCTAAGCCAATGAAGAAGATGAAATGAAAACTGGCCTATACAGTAATATTCACGCCAAACAAGCTAGGATAAAAGCTGGCTCTGGTGAAAAAATGAACAAGGTTGGGTCTAAGGCCGCACCTACTGCTGCTGATTTCAAGCAGGCAGCAAAGACTGCAAAGAAGGCAAAAAAGGTGAAATAGATGAAATCTCCAACTTGGCAAACAAAAGCTGGTCAAAATCCAAAAGGCGGCTTGAATGCCAAGGGCAGAGCATCTTATAATGCCGAAACTGGCGGCAACTTGAAAGCACCAGTAAAGTCAGGTGACAACCCTCGACGGGCCTCCTTTTTAGCACGGATGGGCAATATGCCAGGGCCGGAGCAAAAAGATGGCAAACCAACCCGTCTGCTGCTCTCGCTCGAAGCGTGGGGCGCGTCCTCCAAGGAAGATGCTAAGGCTAAGGCCAAGGCAATTACTCGCAGGAACAAGGTCAAAAAATGAGAGCATTGTCAGTTGGTGTTAGTCCTACAGCGGCAGTAGACACAACAGTCTATACCTGTCCTACGGGCTATTACGCCAAATTTACTGTAATGTACATACACAATACAGGCGGCTTTACTAAGCATATAACTGTTCAATGGTTTGATGCTAGTGCAAATACAACTCTTGATATATTGACTCAATACGATTTCACATCAAAAAACTATTTGCAGTTTGATGGCAACGCTTACATTGTGTTTGAAGAAGGTGACAAGTTAAAAATAACTACTCAGGCGGGAAGCACATTTAGTTTTATAGCTACATTTGAGCAAGAAGGACTTACAAGAATATGACTTACCTAGAACTTGTCAATGATGT